TAATGTATTAGACGCCGTATTGGCACAGTATGAGAAATCACAACAATCAGGGGGCGGGGCCCAAAGTAAAATGTCGCAAGACGAAAGAATGAAAAAGTATTTCGCTTTAATCCTTGGTGATAAAGAGAAATCAGGACAAAGAAGAGTAAGAATCCTTCCTACTCAAGATGGTTCATCACCATTTAAAGAAGCTTGGTATCATGAAATCCAAGTTGGTGGCCAATGGCAAAAGTTCTATGACCCAGGAAAAAATGACAACGAACGTTCACCTTTGAATGAGGTTTACGAAGAGTTGATGTCAACAGGTAAAGAATCAGATAAAGAATTGGCGAAACAATATAAGTCTCGTAAATTCTATATTGTAAAAGTAATTGATAGAGACCACGAAGAGGATGGTCCAAAGTTTTGGAGATTTAAACACAACTATAAGAATGATGGTATCTTGGATAAAATCATTCCAATTTGGAGAAACAAAGGTGACATCACTGACCCTGAAAAAGGGCGTGACCTTATCATCGAGTTAACCAAATCTAAAACCCCTGCAGGTAAGGAGTATACAAGTGTGTCAACAATTATGTATGATGACCCAACTCCTGTTCATGAAGAGAAAGAACAATCAAATGCTTGGGTTAACGACGAATTAAGTTGGACAGATGTTTATTCTAAAAAACCTGTAGAATATCTTGAGGCTATTGCTCGTGGAGAGACTCCAAAATGGGACAGCGAAAAAGGTGGATACGTTTATGGTGATTCATCTGTTGAAACAACAACAGTTGGTGGAAGTAAATCTAAAGAAAAGGTTGCTGACCCACAAGCAGATTCAGAGGTAGATACTGATTTACCGTTCTAATTTTATAACCAAGGGTGGTGAGAGCCACCCTTATTTTTTTTCATATGACATTTAAAGAAGAAATTGAAATACAATCAAGAGATAATAAAGTATTGTCTTACGAGATATTAAGTCAATTAAAAGATAAAAATTACTTCTCAGGTAGAAGTAAACAAATTGGTGATACGGTCCTTTTTGGTATGTTAAAAGAAGAGGATGAAGACGGGGAATTACACATTAGATTAGTGACTTTCCACGAGGAGGAAATTGGCACCTTATATGAAGAAGATTCTATCTTCTACAAAAGACCGAAAGAAAACAAATTACCAAACATTAAAAGAATAGAAAATGGCAATCAAGAAGAACAACTTTAATAAAGTTAAAGAGAAGTTTTCAACTTCAGCAAAATATAAGCCCCAAAGATTCCTCGACTTAGGTGGGGATTTCTTGGATGCAGTGGGTCTTCCTGGACCAGCAATTGGACACTTGAATATGTTCTTGGGTCACTCAGATACAGGTAAAACAACTGCAGCTATTAAGGCGGCTGTTGATTGTCAAAAGAAAAAGATACTACCTGTGTTTATCATCACAGAACAAAAGTGGTCTTTCGACCACGCAAAACTTATGGGTTTTGAATGTGAGGAAGTAGTTGACGAAGAAACAGGAGAAATGGATTGGGGTGGATTTTTCATCTTCAATAATAACTTCAGTTATATTGAACAAATTACTGACTACATCAACTCATTGTTAGATGCTCAGGAAAAGGGTGAATTAGACTATGAAGATGAAGATGGACAACAATCACCAAGCTTATGCTTTATATGGGATTCTGTAGGTTCTGTGCCGTGTAAGATGACCTTCGATGGTAAAGGTGGTAAACAACACAACGCATCAGTATTATCAGACAAGATTGGTATGGGTATCAACCAAAGAATTTCAGGTTCAAGAAAGGCAGATTCTAAGTGGGAAAACACTCTCATTATTATTAATCAACCTTGGGTTGAATTACCTGATAATCCATTCGGTCAACCAAAAATCATGGCTAAAGGTGGAAACGCTGTATGGTTAAACTCATCATTGGTGTTCTTATTCGGTAATCAAAAAGGTGCGGGAACAACTAAGATTACTGCAACAAAAGACAAACGTTCTGTTAAGTTCGCAGTTAGAAGTAAGGTATCTGTATTAAAGAACCACATTAATGGTTTAGGTTTCGATGACGGTAGAATTATAGTTACACCACACGGGTTCTTAGCTGGAAAAGAATCATCTGAAGAAAAAGCTTCAATTGAAAAATATAAAAAGGAACACGCCGAGTATTGGAAAAATATCATCGGAGCAGATGGTGATTTTGACTTGAAAGAAGAAAGAGAAGATTAGTAACCTTTTAAACAAACTATGTGTCTAAAACTTTATTGGTAGACGGAGATAATCTTTTCAAGATTGGTTTCCATGGTGTTAAAGAACTCTATAATGATGGTGCTCACGTTGGGGGTGTTTATCATTTTATTAATACTCTTCGCCGATTCTTGGATGAACACAACCACGACAAAGTCGTGGTCTTTTGGGACGGAGATTCCAATTCCTCAATAAGAAAAAGTATATATCCGTTGTATAAGGGAAACCGAAGACAGGATATGAATGATTACAAATACGAGTCTTACTTGCAACAAAAAGCAAGAGTAAAGACCTATTTGGAGGAGGTATTCGTGCGACAAGTTGAGATGATAAATAACGAAGCTGACGACCTGATTGCCCACTACTGTAAAATTGCTACACAAGAAAACATTATTATATTCTCAGCCGACAAAGACCTAACCCAATTGATTTCTGAACGTGTAACTATTTATTCCCCTGTTCACAAACAATATTTCAAAAACGGTGATAAGATTTCTATTAACAAGGTGGACATTCCTCATCAGAATGTAACCGTTTGTAAAATCTTCACGGGAGATAAGTCAGATAACATTGAAGGTATCGAGGGACTGGGTGAAAAAACTTTGGTCAAATTATTCCCACAAATGCAGGAAAAATCCTGCACTGTCGAAGAATTGTTGGATATTGCACGAAATATCCCGCAAAAGAAACCTATGAAAAGTTTATCAAATATTTTGACAGGTAAGACAAAAAGTGGTATACTTGGAGAAGAGTTTTACACAACAAATTCTAAAATTGTTGACCTTAACAATCCGTTAATCACTGATGAAGGAAAACAACTTGTAGAGCAAATTCACACCGACACAATTGACCCCACCGATAGAGGATATAAGAATTTAATGAGACTGATGATGGAAGACGGTCTCTTTAACTACCTACCTAAGAATGATGAGGCTTGGGTAAACTTCCTAAAACCATTCATGAAATTAACAAGAAAAGAAAAACGAAACACAAACAAAAATTAAAACTATGAAAGAACAAGACAGCACGAAAATGGAATTTTTGCTAACCTTGAATGACAACATTGTTGTCCAAAGATTCTTTAATGTAAGAGGGTATAACCCGAAAGCGAAAAACTCTGTGGAGCTTTATGAATACATTAAAGGTTTGAAAGAAGAGCTCGATTACTATCTTAAAATGAAGACAGTTATCTACATGATGGATAATAAAGAGTCTATCATTCATGACCCAAAGATTATGGAGACTTCATTCACTGAAGGTCCGGAAATCTTTAACCTTTTTGTTAAGGTTGGAGAACAGACAATTTGTCAGAGAATTTTTGACGGAAAAAAGTTTCCACCAAAAGTTCGTTATACGGTTGATGTAAGACCATTTTTAAAAGATGTCCTTCGTGAATTAACTGACATTTTTTCAAATCCTGAATTAAGTTACCAATATTTGGAATTTGATTTGAGTAAGTAAGTATTTAATATTATAGAGGGGTAAGTTTCAATTTATGAATAAAAATTTTGATTATTTAGGCAATCAGTTTCAGTTACAATTATTAAACCAAATTATAGAAGATAAGGACTTTTCATCATCTATTATGGATGTAATTGAATCTTCGTATTTCGATAACAAGTATTTCAAAATCATTATTCAGATGATTAAAGAATACTTTTCGAAATATGAGTCAACCCCTAATTTTGACACTTTAGAACAGATTGTTAAATCTGAAGTATCACAAGAACTTGTGGCTAAAATTGTTTTGGATACTCTAAAACAAGTTAAAGAAGCACCGTTCGAAGGAACAGTATTTGTTCAGGAGAAGGCTTTGAAATTCTGTAAGCAACAAGAGCTTCAGAAGGCTATGGATAGAGCACAAAAAATTATTACCGAAGGGGACTTTGAATCTTATGACAAGGTTGAAGGATTAGTGAGAGAGGCTCTACAGGTTGGTCAAACAGATAAAGGAACCTCAGATATTTTTACAGGTTTAGATACCGTTTTGGAGGAAGACTATCGTCATCCAATTCCAATGGGCATTGCTGGCATTGACAAACTTCTTAAGGGTGGTTTAGCTAAGGGAGAGATTGGTGTTATCTTAGCACCGACAGGTGTTGGTAAGACGACTATCCTAACAAAGATTGCAAACACCGCCTTCAACATGGGTTATAATGTTCTTCAAATATTTTTTGAAGACAACCCAAAGATTGTTCAAAGAAAACACTTTACGATTTGGACTGGTATTGAACCCGATAATCTTGCAAACCACAAAGAAGAGGTTATGTCTAAGATTACCGAGATTCAAGAAACAATGAAAAACAAATTGGTTTTAAAGAAACTTGCATCAGACACTATGACTATGAATCAAATCAAGAATCAAGTTAGAAAGATGATTGCTGATGGAAATAAGATTGATTTGATTTTGTTGGATTACATTGATTGTGTTCTACCTGAATCATCTTCGAAAGATGAGTGGAAAGCCGAAGGTTCTGTAATGAGAGGGTTCGAGGCAATGTGTCACGAATTGAATCTCGTTGGATGGACTGCTACACAAGGTAATAGGTCTTCAATTTCGTCTGAAGTTGTTACGACTGACCAAATGGGTGGCTCAATTAAAAAGGCTCAGGTTGGTCACGTAATCATCACTGTGGCTAAGACACTTCAACAAAAGGAGATGAACTTGGCAACAATTGCAATCACCAAATCCCGTTTGGGTAAGGACGGAGTTGTTTTTGAAAACTGTAAATTCAATAATGAATTATTGGAGATTGATACTGAATCATCAGTAACTTTCTTAGGTTTTGAAGAACAACAAGAAGAAAGAAAAAGAGATAGAGTTAAGGAGCTTCTTGAGAAAAGAAAAGAAAGAGAAGCACAGCAAAAAACAACTTAATTAAATATCTACTTTTTTTGAAAAAAACTTATTTTTTTTTATTAAAACTAATGGTCGGTTATATGCCGACCATATATTTATCATTAAAATCAACGATTTTTTGATAAAAAAAACACATTTAAAATTTTAACAATGGACATTTCAAACAGGATTTTATCGGAAATTACAGTGTATATGAAATACGCTAAGTATATTCCTGAACTAAAGAGAAGAGAGACATGGCAAGAACTTGTCACAAGAAACATGGATATGCACATTAAGCAGTATCCAGAAATCGAAAAGGAGATTAGAGAGAATTACATGTATGTTTACAGAAAGCAGGTATTACCTTCGATGAGGTCAATGCAGTTCGCAGGTAAACCAATTGAAATTTCACCTAACAGAATTTACAATTGTGCCTTTGCACCGATTGATGACTGGAGAGTATTCTCTGAAATCATGTTCTTACTTTTGGGTGGAACAGGTGTAGGTTATTCAGTTCAGAAACATCACGTTGATGTTTTACCTGAAATTAGAAAACCAAATAAAGAAAGAGGAAGAAGATGGTTGGTTGCTGACTCAATCGAAGGATGGGCTGACGCTGTTAAAGTGTTGGTTAAATCATATTTCTTCGGTGGTTCAAAGATTGAATTTGATTTTTCAGACATAAGACCTAAAGGAGCAAGACTTGTTACTTCAGGAGGTAAAGCACCTGGTGCTCAACCACTTAAAGAATGTCTTATCAAATTGGAAGGTATTCTTGATTCTAAAGAAAATGGTGACAAACTAAGACCAATCGAAGTTCATGATATCGTTTGTCATATTGCAGATGCAGTATTGGCTGGTGGTATCAGAAGAGCGGCACTTATCTCATTATTCTCAGCAACTGATGAAGAAATGATTGGTTGTAAGAGCGGAGCATGGTGGGAAACAAATCCACAAAGAGGTAGAGCTAATAACTCAGCTGTTTTAATGAGACACAAAATCACTAAAGACTACTTCATGGATTTATGGAAGAGAATTGAAGCAAGTGGAGCGGGTGAACCTGGTATCTACTTATCAAACGATAAAGATTGGGGAACAAACCCTTGTTGTGAAATTGCATTAAGACCATTCCAATTCTGTAACCTTACAGAGGTTAACGTATCTAACGTTGTATCTCAAGAAGATTATGAAGATAGAGTGAGAGCGGCTTCTTTCATCGGAACATTACAAGCAGGATATACAGACTTCCACTACTTAAGACCAATTTGGCAAAGAACAACTGAAAAAGATGCGTTGATTGGAATTTCAATGACAGGTATCGGTTCAGGTGCGGTTTTAGGTTTGAATATGAAATCTGCGGCTAAGGTAGTTAAAGAAGAAAACAAAAGAGTTGCTGAGTTAATAAAGATTAATCCTTCGGCGAGAACAACAACTGTTAAACCTGCGGGAACAACATCTTTAACATTAGGAACATCTTCAGGTATCCACGCTTGGCATAATGATTATTATATCAGAAGAGTTAGAGTTGGAAAGAACGAGGCGATTTATTCACACTTAAAAACTAATCACCCTGAATTAGTTGAAGATGAATACTTTAGACCACACGACACAGCGGTTATTGGAATTCCACAAAAAGCACCTGAGGGGTCAATCTTAAGAAACGAATCACCAATTCAATTGTTGGAGAGAGTGAAGAAAGTTCAACAAGAGTGGATTAAACCAGGACATAGAAATGGAAACAATGCTCATAACGTATCGGCAACCATCTCAATTAGAGAACATGAGTGGCCGGCAGTTGGTGAGTGGATGTGGGATAACAAAGAAGCGTATAATGGATTATCAGTTCTTCCTTATGACGGGGGAACGTATATTCAAGCACCATTTGAAGACTGCACCAAAGAAAAGTATGAGGAATTAATGGAAACACTTAAAGATGTTGATTTATCCAAAATTATTGAAATGGATGATGATACTGATTTGAGAGGTGAAGCGGCTTGTGCTGGAGGAGCATGTGAAATTACATTAGTATAAAATGGAATCACAAAATATAAAAAGGGAGAAGCCAAAACTTCTCCCTTCTCATTTTTATGAAGAAAATGGTAGAACGGTATTCACTGAGGAATATCATGTAGAGAGAGGATATTGTTGTGGGAATGGTTGCAGACATTGTCCGTTTGAACCTAAGGCTCAAAAAGGAAATATCTATTTAAGAAAAAAATAATCCAAGTATATTTATCTCATATGGCAGATGGAGTTACATATGGTATAAATTTCCCATTTCAGGATTCAACACGAGGTGATTATTTACAACTAACCGAGTTTCAAAGACAAGAGGTTAGAGCGGATTTAGTTCATCTATTGTTAACAAGAAAAGGTTCGAGATATTATCTTCCTGA